GCTTTGAGGCCCTGATGGCGGGCAGCTGGCAGGGCTACTACAAGAGCCAGAGCGAGGCTGACCTTGGCCTGTGCAATCTGCTGGCGTTCTGGTTCGGGGCTGACGCCGCCCGTATGGACAGGGTGTTCCGCACCTCCGGCCTGATGCGCAAAAAGTGGGATGAAAAGCACGGCAAAGAGACCTATGGGCAAATGACCATCGGCAAGGCGGTGGCAGACTGCCGCGAGGTATATTCCCCACCGCAGCCGGACGCCGCGGGGATGGACGCCTTTTTCGCGCCGGGGGGCGCCGCACCGGCGGGGCGGCACAAGCGTTATACACAGGACGACACAGGCAACGCACTGCGGTTTGCCGATGCTTACGGCGAGCGGGTGCGCTACAGCCACACGGACAAATGCTGGTTTGTATGGAATGGCGCGTGCTGGCAGAGGGATGAGACCGATATCGTCAAGCGGCTGGCGGACGCCCTGCTGGACGGCATGGAAAAGGAACTGTTCGGCCTGCATGACGAGGATACCGTCAAGGCCTTCAAGGCGCATCTGCGCCGCAGCCGGTCCAGCCGGGGCAAGGAGGCCATGCTGAAGGAGGCGCAGCATCTGGACGGCATCCCCGTGACGCCGAACATGTTCGACCGCCACAAGGGCCTTTTGAACGTGGCAAACGGCACGGTGCGGCTGCGCACCGGCGAGGTGCAGGAGCACCGCCGCGAGGATTATCTGACGCGCATTGCCCCGGTGGAACACAGCGCCGGAGCCGCCTGCCCAATGTGGGAAAAGTTTATCGGAGAAATCACCGGCGGCGACGCCCAGCTTGCGCATTATCTGCAGGTGATGGTGGGCTATATGCTGTCGGGCTCGACGCAGGAGCAATGCGTCTTCTTCCTCTATGGGGACGGGGCCAACGGCAAAAGCACCTTTCTGGATACACTGGCCGCCATGCTGGGCGATTATGCCATGAACGCCCAGGCAGAGACGCTGATGGAGAAAAACCGCAGCCAGGGCGGGGCGCGCAGCGACATCGCCCGCCTGAAGGGCGCGCGTCTGGTGACCACCAGCGAGACGGACGAGGGCGTGTTCCTGAACGAAAGCCTTATCAAGCAACTGACAGGCGGCGACGCCATCACGGCGCGCTTTTTATACGGCAAGGAGTTCGAGTTCCGCCCGGAATTCAAAATCGTGATGGCAACGAACCATAAGCCGCGCATCCGCGGCACAGATACCGGCATCTGGCGGCGCATCCGGCTGGTGCCCTTTACGCAGGCCATCCCGGAGGAGAAGCAGGATAAACGCCTGCCGGAGAAGCTGCTGGCCGAGCTGCCGGGCATCCTGAACTGGGCGCTGGAGGGGTGCCGCCAGTGGGTGGAGGCGTCTAAAAGCAGCCGCAGCGGGCTGCCGGAATGTGAAGCCGTGCGCACGGCGACGCAGGAATACCGCACGGAGCAGGACAGGCTGACGGTGTTTCTGGACGACTGCACCTACCCCAGCGCCGGCCAGACGCTGCAGGCGGCCGTATTCTACCGCATATACCGCGCCTGGGCGCAGGACAACGGCGAGAGGTTCCCTGTGAGCAGCCAGCGCTTCGGGCGGGAGATGAAAAAGCATTTCGCGGCCCGGACGACGCGTGCCAACACAGAATATCTGGACATCGGCCTGACGCACAGCGGGCACAAATATCTCAACTGGACGCTGCAGCCCGCGCAAAACCGTCGCGAGCAGGCAAAAGGGCCGCTTTGGCAGCAGGAAAGGCTGCCGGAAAGCTAGGGTGTGGTGGATTGTGGTGGTTTTCGGCCTTTTTGTAAAACTTTTCTCCTGAGCAGATTTTTTTCTTCTCATCTAGGGACTTTTTTATTTTCTGTAAAATCCACCACAATCCACCACGGGAAAGGAAGGAATAAAGATGTTGAACGAGCATGAAAAAATTGAAATGCGCACGCAATACCGCGATGCGGCAGACAAGCGCAAGCAGATTGGCATATTATCCGAGTTATATGACTGCTCGAAGGAGGAAGTGCTGGACGCGCTGGGGCTTGCCGATAAAGGCATTTCTACCGGGGCCAATATCAAACACGAAACTGCCGGGAAGCATAACCCGCGCAAAAGCTATGAGCAGGCCGTGAAAAATGATGTTGCAAAAGCAGTTTTGGTAGAGGGCCTTTCAGCCAGCCAGGCTGCTGAAAAATTCGGCGTGCCGCTTGGAAATGTATCCCGCTGGGTACACAAGGCAAAAGAAAAACAGGCAGAGTTTTTGAAAGAAGCAGAAAAAGCTGAGAAAGAGTGCGCTGCAAAGGCTACGCTGCCTGCATCGAAAAAAGCAGGTGTACCAACGGATGAAAATAAAGTGATTGCACAAAAGGTTCTGGCAGAAATGAGGGCGGGAATCGACGGGCTGCATGCATTTATTGATAACTTTGCGGGTGTAGACATTCTGAACGATGATGAACGCGCCATGCTGAACCACATTCTGTTCACAGCATCAGGGTTTGCCAAAGGCGTGCAGACCGGGCTGGAGCTGGCCCGGCGAACTTGAAAAAGGAGGCCTTCAAATGCCAATTAAAAACTATACCACCAAGGTGGATGTGTATGAATCGTTGGGCGAGATTCAGAGCGCTCTGGCGAGAAATGGGGCCCGAAAAATTATGGTGGACTATGACGACCAGGGCAAGCCGGTTGGCATAACCTTTGGCCTGCAAACGCCGCAGGGCGGAATGCTGTTCCAGCTGCCGGCCAATACGCCCGGAGTGATGGCGGCTTTTGCCCGGCAGAAGGTGCGGGTGGACCGTGAGCAGGCAGAGCGTACGGCTTGGCGCAATATCCGAGACTGGATATTAGCGCAGATGTCCTTCGTGGAGGCGGGCAATGTACAGGTGGACCAAGTGTTTTTGCCCTACCTGTCCGACGGGCAGGGACGCACGTTGTATGACGCCTATCAGGCAGGGCAACTATTATTAGGCGAGGGAGGGAGGCAATCGAAATGATTAAAAGCCTGGTGGTGTCAAAAGCGGATATTCTGGCAGGATTGTGGGCACTGTTTCCGGTCATTAACGTGGATCGCGTCAAGGACATTCCCTGCGACTACCCTGGCGCGATGGGCGTGCCGATCACAATTTTTGACAAACTGTGCCGGAAACAGTTTGCAGTCCTGGACTGCGTGCATCATGTACAACTCGAAAACGGGCGTCACCCGTACCGGCGCGTCGTGATTCGCAACCTGCGGCCGGAGCTGCCCGACGAAATCGACCTGTGCAAATATTTTTGCCGGATGGGTTTTGAAATCGATTTTGCGAAAGGGGATTGTCATGATACCTGACGGGATCGTCCACCTGTTCGGCGGCTCCGCCATCTGGTGAGGTGTGAAGAAAAGGACGGTGTTATAGATGAACTGGGAAAAAGAGGCTGTGAACGACCTGAAAGCACATGAAAAGCGCAAGGTGGCGCTGCGCAGTCTTTCCGAAGAAATTCGTGAGCTACAGGCGCGCACATATGGCAGCACGGCTCCGGCCACGGACGCGGTGCCTGTGCAGGGCGGCATGAGCACGGCAGAGGAGCGGCTGATTGCAGCCATAGACGAGCTGGAACGCAAGAAGGAGGCCTACCGCGCCACCAAGCGAAAGGTGGATGCCGTAGAACGCGGCTTAACCACCCTGACGGCACAGCAGGTGGATATTCTGGACAGGTTTTTCATTCACCGCACGCGGGGACATGTGCAGGCGCTGGCAGAAGCATACCACGTGGAGCAAAGCCGGGTTTATACTTTGAAGGATGATGCCGTGCGGGATTTTACGCTTGCCCGCTATGGAGTAGTTGATTCCTGAAAAAGAGTGGAAAAAAAGAGGAAGTTTTTTTCAAAAATCTGTGGTATGATGATAAAAAGAGAAGCCGGGGAATTACCTTTCCCTGGCTTTTTAGTACAAATTGAATCGTTTATCATGCCTGCGCCTGTGGACGCGGGCTTTGTTTTTGCCTGGAGGGAGGTGGTATTTCTGAAAAATCCCCGTTATTCGAATGGAGCCCTGCGGAGAAAATACCGTGCCAGATTTAAGGCAATGGAGTGCCCATGCGGAATTTGTAAAGGGGGGCTGGGACCCATTCATTACGACGAGCCGTCAGATGCACGCCACCCCCTGTCCTTCGTCATCGATGAGATCAGACCCGTCAGCAGGTGGAAAGAGTTCGGCTATAATTCGCCTCGCGCCGCAGCTGAGGACTGGAGCAATCTGCAGCCCGCCCACTACTGTTGCAACGCGGCAAAGGGAAACCGAACAGAATCAGACAGGCAAGATGCAAAAAAAATAATGTTTGTTCGAGATGGCAGCTGGTAGTGCGCGGATGGGTGGGGCGGTCCCCCCTCCCCGCCCCCGTTGGCGCTCCCAGGCAGTCCAGCGCCGATTTACACGAGGGGCGTTTTCCACAGAGGAGGAGAAACAGGTTGAGAAAAGAAAAAAGCACTGAAAAGGCAGAAACACGCCTTGACCGGCTGAAAAAGCTGCGCGACACGCTGGCGCTGGCCATCGACACCTGCGAAAGCATGCGCGACCTTTCCTCCCTTGCGCGGCAGTACCGCGAAACGCTGAAAGACATTGAGGAGATTGAGGGGGGAGATAGTATTGGCGACGAAATCGGCGAGATCCTCGCGCAGCGGAAATCTGATGGGAAGCCAGGAGCCGTCCGCAAGAACCGCGCCTGAATACGCCGCCTCCGACGGCATGGACGCGGCCAAAATCCTGAAGGCCGCAGGCGTCACGCTCGACCCGTGGCAGCGCGACACTCTGTGCGACTGGATGGGACGCGACACGGCCGGGCGCTGGGCTGCGCCCACAGCGGGCGGCTGCGTTCCTCGCCAGAACGGAAAGAGCCTGCTGGTTCAGGGGCGTGCCGGAGCGGGGATGCTTCTTTTCAACGAGAACGTGATCTACACAAGCCATTTGCAAAAGACCTCCACCGAGACGTTCAACGAGATGCGCGACCTGTTTGAGAGCTCTGCGCTCCGCCCCTACGTGAAGGACATCAAGAACGCGCTCGGCCGCGAGGAGATCATCCTGAAGAGCGGCGCGCGGATCAAATTCCTTGCGCGCACCCGCAACGGTGGCCGCGGACAGCACGGCGACCTGCTGATCTTCGACGAGGCGCAGGAGCTGGACGAAACCGCGCAGGGCTCTTTCCTGCCCGCCATTTCCGCAAGCCTGAACCCACAGACGGTCTACGTCGGCACGCCGCCCGGGCCGGACGTGACGGGGACGGTGTTCCGCGAGTTGCGCCGCCGTGCGCTGGCCGGTGAGGCGAAGCGGACGGCGTGGTTTGAGTTTTCCGTCCCGGAAATCGGGGACATTCATGATAAATGCCGCTGGGCAGCGACAAACCCGGCGCTCGGGCGGCGCATCCAGCTTTCCACCATCGAGGGCGAGGCCGAGCAGCTCGACCCGGACACCTTCGCCCGGGAGCGTCTTGGGTGGTGGAGCCCGGAGGCCGCCAGGCAGGTTGATTATGCCATCGACAAAGCCGCATGGGCCAAATGCGCCAGCGAGGAACCGAAGCCAAACGGCAAGACGGCCTATGGCGTCAAGTTCGCCATGGACGGAAGCACTGTTTGCCTGTGCGGTGCGGTGCTGCCGAAGGACGGCCCTGCCCGCATCTCCATCATTGAGCTGAAGCCCTGCGGGCGCGGCCTTGCCTGGCTGGCCGACTGGCTGAATGCGCGATACGGAAAAGCAAGCTGCGTTGTGATCGATGGGCGCGGTGGCGCGGACGTTCTGGTGGACAGAATTGTGGATACCTGGAAAATAAAGAACTCTGTTGTACGCCCTTCCGCCAAGGACGTTGTGGCGGCCACGGGACTGCTGATAAACATGGTGAATGAGGGCGGCCTGACATGGTTCAAGGCGCAAGCAGCTTTAGACGAATCCGCCGCCAGCGTTGAGAAGCGCCCCCTTGCCGGAGGCTTCGGGTTTGGCGGCGAGAACAGCCTGCCCATGGAGGCCTGTGCCCTGGCGTTGTGGGGCGCAAAGACCAGCAAACGAGACCCCACCAGAAGAATGAGAATCGGGTAAAAGGAGATCCAGATGACACCACTGAATTTTGGAACGGTCAACGGCCTGACCGGCAAGGAACACCGCCAGCTGCAAGAGCTGGTGGACGTTTACTACTGCCATCTGAGCCGGAACATGACAAAAGACAAGTACTACGAGGGCCACGTCACGCTGGCGGACGTCAACCTCGGCATTGCCCTGCCGCAGGGGCTGCGCAAGCTGGAAGTAGGATGCAACTGGGGCCAGAAGGCGGTGGACGCCCTAGCCTCCCGCAGCATGTTTGACGGCTTTGTCGGGAGCGGCGAAGCGGCGGACGCTGTGGCTCAACTGGTGGATGGAAACCGACTGATTGCCGAATACGGGAAAGCCTGCCGGGACGAGCTGAAATATGGCTGCGTGTTCGCCACGCTGTCCGCCGACCCGGCGGTTGGCTGCCGGGTCCGGTTCCACTCCCCGGAAACCTCCGTGGCCCTGTGGAGCGGCGGGAAAGGCCGGATTGACTGCGGCCTTGCCATCATTGACACCATCCCGGATGAGAAGTACAAGGGCACATGGATTCCGCACATCGTGAACCTCTACACCGATGAGGCGATTATCGTTCTGACCTACATTCAGGGCCAGTGGTACGCAGAACGGCACGAGCACCGGATGGGCCGCCCTCTGATGGAGCCGCTGATCTGGAACGCAACCTCCGGCAAGCCGTTCGGGCGCAGCCGGTTGAAACGAGCCGTGCGGGCACTGATCGATGACTACATCCGTATTGTGGCAAACGCCACCATTGCCCTGGAATTTGACACCACCCCGCAGAAGTACCTGCTGGGCGTGACCGATGAGCAGTACGACGCCATTATGTCCGACAAGTTCAAGCAGTATGTAGGCAGCCTTCTGGCCTCTACGGTGAACCCGGAAACCGGGCAGAATCCGGAATTTGGGCAGCTGGCGCAAGGCAGCCTGCAACCGCAGGTTGCATTGTGAAAAATCTATAAGCCGTTGAAAATACAGAGTTTATAAGGCTTTTCTTGTGTTCTGTGGGCGTGTTTTCCCTTAAGTTTTCCCTTTATAGATTCAGAACACTTTTTATAAAGCCCTCCATACGGGCGGCGCTGTCCTGCTTCATGCGTTCAGTGAAATGCCCGTATCTGTCCAGCGTGAACGCCGCTGATGCGTGCCCAAGGTTTCCTTGAACTGTCTTTATATCATCCCCCGCGCGCAGGGCGTTCACTGCATAGGTGTGGCGCAGGTCGTGAAAGCGTACATCATGCAAACCGGCAGATGCCAAGACAGATTTAAAGGCGGATTCTGCCCGCCATTGGTCGAATGGCTCGCCCGTCTCTGTGGTGAATACCAAGTTATAGGCATTGTTCCAAAGCGGGCCCGCTTTGATTCGGGCAGCAGTTTGCAGGCGCTTCTGTGCTTTCAGCGCCGCCAGCACCGAGGGCGCGGGCGTGATGGTTCGGGCTTTGCCGTTCTTAGGCGAAATAAAGGGGCCAGCCTCCCGCTGGTCTGGCCGCGCGAGCTGCTTGCTTATGGAAATTGTGCCCGGGCCCACACAATCCCATGTGAGGCCCAGCAGTTCCGAAAGCCGCATGCCCGTGAATAGAGCCGCTGTAATGAGTTGCTCTATTTCCGTCCCCCGTGCTGCATCCAGCAGGGCGGCGGCCTGCTCATCGGCAAGCGGATGTATTTCAACCTGTTCCAGCCGGGGCAGCTCGCAGCCCTCGGCCGGGTTCTGGGGGATGTAGCGCAGGGCAACCGCCTTTTTCAGTGCTTGATACAGCACCTTATATGCAAGGCGCACGGATGCCGGAGAGAGCGCAAGCCCATTCACAAACCCCTGTACCATGTGGGGCCGCAGCTCCGGCAGCCGCACAGCGCCCAAAGCGGGCTTGATATGATTCTTCACATTATGGCGATATACGCGCACCGTGTTAGACTTTCGCCCCGCCAGATATTCCGCCGCCCAGATGTCGAGCCATTGGCCCACCGTCATGCGTTCCGGCTGTGTGTAGGTGCCTGCATCCACTGCCACAGCGGCAGCCAGCAGCTTTTCCCGCACTTCTTTTTGCGTCTTGCCTGTGATGGATGCCTGCACCTGCTTTCCCGTGCCGGGGTTTCTGCCGGTGGTAATGCGGGCTTCCCAATAGGTATAGCTTTTCCCTTTGCGCGTCACCGTCTTTTTTCGGATAGTTCCCGCGCCCTTCGCCGCTTTTCGGGCCATAATAAAAACCTCCTTGTGATGCACTTTGACAAGCCCACACAAAGAGGTGTATAATCATGCTGCTGGGGCAGATTATCCCTCTTTGGGTAAGCTGTTCTATATAAGCCGCTCACGGTTGCAGCCGCGGGCGGTTTATTTATATTGCGAATGGTGCCGGATTATGGTATATTGGCCTTGGCGCTGCTGGATAGTAGCGGTCAGCCCTCTTAACCGGGGGCAGCTTCTTGCCCCCTGATTTCACGAAAGGGGGGCTGCCCAATTGAGTACATCCGAAGTTTTTCAACTTTGCCTCGTAATCATTGGCATTTGCGGCCTGTTCGTTCAGGCAAAAAAGAAGTGACCGCCGGCACCCTGACAAGTACGGCGG